TCACACCACGCATTTGCTGGAACTGCTTTCAATGGACCCGTACCTACATTCAAGTTAAAACCACCACCAAGACGAGTAATCTTAAACTTACAACCTTCAACTGCGCCTACAACACTGAGAGCAACTGCTCTATCAGCACCTAGCGATGTACTCCAGTAGCAATTCTGTTTATTTACTCCAAATACAAGTGTTGTTCCTTCATCAACAAAAACATCAACTCCATTTAATCCGGCTACTCCTGTACCAAGAGACCCTGCAAGTATGTTAGCTGCTGTTAAAGCTACACCATTTTCATTTTCTGCAATAACATACCCTGCTTCCATCATATCATAAAGTGCTTCCCTATCTGTCGGATCCAAAGTCAAGTACTGCCCATCTGTCAAATCGACATTGTTACTTTTTGATAAGATCTCGCCATTAAGTTCTACAGCGACATCATTACCAGTGCTAAGTGCACTTTGAACTACCGAAAATGTAATCATGTATCATTCCTCCTGTTTATTGAAGTCCTAGTTCATTAAAGATATCTTTTAACTTTAGATTAAACCAGTTATCTGGAACTCTGAATCTATTGTTATCGTGATTCATTACCATTAAACTGAATTGATATCCGCTATCTTCAACACCTTCTTTCTTGTCTTTAAGATTTCTCAAACCATCTAAAAATGTGAAGTCGCTCTTAACTTCTACCACAGTGTTCTCTTTTGGAATGTAGAAATCCGGGTAGTAGTTTCTCAACTTCTTCTGTTGAGTATCAAAGTAAGTTATCATTGGAATCTTGTCAACGTCCCCAGCAACTACATCTTCTGGTTTCAAGTTAGTGTTGTCTCTCAACCACTTTAGAGCTTGCGGTTCATAACCTTGTAGATGAACTACTTTACCACCCAGCTTAAAAGGTTTCAAGTTGTACTTGCTACAGTTTACACATCCATGCCCAGCAAGAGTAGAACCAATAAATGCTTCCCAGTTCCTGTTACATTGGGTACACTCAAAGATTCCATACAACGAGTCTTCTTCAGATCTACCAAGAAATTTGACCTTTCCTTTGTACACTTTGTCTAACTTTACTTGTATCTGTTTGTCAGAGCGTTTGTTAGAAGGTACTTTCTGAGAGCATTTTAAACATCCTGTTTGAAAAAGATATTTAGAATGGGTAGTCCATTTATAACCACAAATAACACACTTCAACTTGCATAAACTCGGATCTTTTTTAGATCTACCAAAAAACTTAATTGTATCTCCATATTTAGTTTCTAATCTTGTTAGTATTTCAGAGTCGGATAGTCTATTAGATATACCAGCAGCTTTTCTTGCACATCTAGGACAACCAACTCCTTCTGCTACACTATAAATATGAGTTATCCACTTATTACCACAAACTCTGCACTTAAATCTTCCCATATGTTTATTTTCATTGTAGTCAACCCGGCCAAGAAACTTGATCTTGTTACCATGATATTTCTTGATTTCAGGTTTAATCCAACAGTCACATCTAAACATTCCCATTAACAAAGTAGAGGGTACAATCTTCTTTTCTACACCACAAACACATCTAACTAAAATCTTTGTGTTGTTTGTTGTGTACTTTTCAAGAGGTGTCAAGTTTGGCAGTACTCTTTTTAGTTCTTTCTTGAACTGCTTGTTAGTTTTTCGTATGTGAAACATCTCTTATCTCCTGTCTTGAGTTAAGACTCTAACGTAATGTTGTTTTAAAGAAAGACAGTCTATAAAACTTGGGAGCTACCCATTACATTACGTTAGAGAGTGGAACCAGTTTTCAATTTATGTTTTTCTACTTCATATAGGGCCATCATTGAAGTAGTCCCAACAAATTGTAAGAGCCGGCTTGAATGGATCGCCTGTTGTACCATCAAGATCGCCATACTCTGTAGATTCAAGATAGCATCCAAAAAGTTTATACCACCAAATTGGATTATCCATATTATCTAGTCTGGTGATTCTAAGTGTAGCTTCTATATCAGCTTTGTAATTAGTTCTTCCTGAACCTCCTTCTTCAGTTTGCCAACAGATTTCTCTCCAATCGTGCACAAACTGAGCAATCTTGTTATCTATAGTTTCTACACAAGTTAGAACAATTGTGTTACCATAGTCAGCAATACCAGGTTGTTTAAGTTTATGCCCTCTAATTGTAATGTCAACTGAAGCACCACCCAACTTTGGTAATCCAGTACTTTCAGCTCTAAAGTTAATATCTTCTGAAACATATCCAGACATTAAGGCTGGAAAGTTCTCAAATTCAACATACCACCTAAATGCCTGAGTGAAGTTTCCTAGATTACGAAGCGACTCTAAGTTCGGTCTAATTGAGGAGCTTCTCGGTACTATGTTTACTGCCATATTCTGCCTCCTTACTTAATTATTATTCTCTCAATTCTTATACAAAACTGAGAGAATATATAGTTAACTCTAAATCGTTATAATGATACAGTTGCTCCTGTTCTAGTAATGATAGTTTTAAATCGGATGAACTCGGCCGTACGCGTCGGTTGGACGTATAAAAATACAGCCAGTTCATTTGCATCAATAACTTCAGGCGTGTTATTACTAGCATCACAAGTTACAGTAAAAGCATAAACACCGCGCCTACTTTTAATATTCTCCATATAACTACTAATACCTGAAGAAATCAAAGCTCTTGTAGGAGCATCATTAAACTCAAATAAGAAGTCCTCAAGGAACTCTGCAATAGCGGGTTCAATAGTAATTAACAACAATCGCACATTAATCCTATCTAAAGCAGAAGGTCTTGAAAGTAATGTCTTCTGCCCCCAAATTCTTATACCCTTACCAGGATAGTAGTCAATAGGATTAATACCATTATCATATAAGGTATCCATGTCACCTTCGGTAAATCTACGAGCAACATCTAATACATTTAGAATACCTCGTCTTGGACCTGCTGGAGCATACCAAATTTCATAGTTAGAGGCAGTTTCTGAAATAGCTGCACCCACATAACCATCAGGAGCAATATAAATCTTACGGTCATTGTACTTATCTTGAATGTAAAGATGTGATGTAAACAATGCTCCATAAGAACTATTAGCATTCAACTCTGTCTTCCTATATGCAAGAATGTCTGTCATATAAGTTGAAGATACTTCATCAGAGTATGGAACACTACAAATAGCAAAACAGTCCTTTCTAGTTTCAGCTAGATTAATCAATCCTTGAAGTTGCCATGCAGGTGTAGTCCAACCACCATCAAGAAGAAGTGTAACAAACACATCTCTTTTATTAGCAAGAGCATCAAGTGCCTGTAACATATGCGTATCTGTTACAGTACCACCATTATCTCCATAAGCAAATGCAAGGATTTGTGTTTGGTCAGCAGGATAAATTGAAGAGTCTATACCATCATTATCAATGACTCTAATATAATTGGAAACCTGTACTGCATCTTCAACATATACATTAGTACCATAACCATCTTTCTTACCTGGTATTCTTGAACAAAGAATTGGGTTCTCTACCAAAGCTACATTTCCTTCATCGTCTTCTTTCCAAACATATAGAAGGAAACAACCCGGTTCTTTAATAAGGTCTGCCATAGACTGTTGATATGCATTCCAAGTTGAAGAGTCACCATAAGGATAATGACGGCACTGGATATAGATTTTATTGTTCCAATCTCCTTGATTACAACCATACACAAGCAGGCACTTTCTTTCCAATCCAAATAGTTCTTGATTCTGCGTGTTATAGATTGTAAATGTACCAGTACCTCCATCAAGTAAGTCAATTGGATTATTAAGATCAATATCATTAAGAGAGGCAGCAAGTTTGATAGAATTGATACCACCTTTAATTACATAGTAGGTAGTAGAACTTGCTAATGGTGTAGGAAGTGTACCTCCTGCCGATACTGAAACAGTTACACTATTTTTACTACTAATCCAATTATAGAAAGTAGTAGAAACTGTTAGAACGTTATCACTAAGATCTCCTACAAATGAACTTGTATTGATTTTATCTTGAAGTGTGATAGTTAAGGTACCCGCACCTGCTGAAGTAATATCTATCGTAGTACCACCCAAGGTTTGTGATAACTTAATCTTTCCAACAGGTACTCCTTTACTAATTATATAATAGTCTGTGGTAGAACCACGACCATCTGCAGTGACAAGAAGTGTAAACCCAGTATCAACATCAACTGCATCTATACACTCTCCTAAAATTACATTGGTAATTGTAGCTACCTCTGTTGCAGGAGCTGGCACATTAAATACAACTCCTGCGCCACCGATTGCATGAATAGCTGCTGCTGTAGCAACTGCTACTTCAATTGCAGTATCAGTAGAGTTGATTACAACTGCAATTGGAGATAGTCCTGCGGGTGAAGGATTTGCACCAGCTGCTGCTTCACCTTGACGAGCTGTAATAATTGAGTAACCCGTAGCTGCACCACCGGCTCCATCTGCTGCATCTACTGCAACACCAGGAACCACATTAGTAACAACAATAGCTGCAATAATTGGAACAGGAACATTAAATACAACACCTGCACCACCGATTGCATGAATAGCAGCTGCTGTTTTAATCGCAACTTGAACACCTGAATCTCCAGTAGTTATGTTAACCTTAACTTCTGTATGACCAAGACCGGGAGCAGCACCAACTTCATCAGCACCAGTAAGTGTGTCTGTTACAACAAAGCCAGTATTGAAATCAGCAGGGGGTGCAATAACTGTCCCTGCAACAACATTAGTAATTTGAATAGCACTTACTGCTGGAACGGGAACATTAAATATTACACCAGCACCACCAAAAGCGTGCATAGCTGCTGCTGTTTTAACAGCTACATCAATATCTGAATCACCACTAAGTACTGCAACTACAATTCCAGTTCCAGCAGGTGTAGGATCTGCACCACCGCCATCTACAGTGTACCAGACATAATAACTTACAGCTGTTGATGTAATAGTAAAGTATTCAGCAGCAGAAGGTAATGTTATACTTGTAATTGTTGTTACCTGTGCAATGGCATCAATAGCATACCAAACATCATAGATAACAGGTGCTACAGAATTGAGAGTGAAGTAATCACTTCCGACAGGAAATACTATTGAACTAATTGTTGTTTCCTCTTTAACTGCTACTTGATACCAGGTATAGTAATCTACAGAAGGGGATGAAAGTGTAAAATACTTACCTCTTAATGTAGTTGATCCCGCAATACAGGTAAGATCCGTAACTTCTGCAATTCCTATACCTAATGGAAGTGTACCAGAAGAAGTACATCTTACAACATCACCGTCTTCACAAGCTGTATAGACTGCTGCTTGTGGTGTAAGTTCTTCAGTACCAGTATTAACTGTAAATGTGCCTGTGTGGTTCTTTGCAAGTAGAGTACCAACAACTGTAGTACCTTGGGAAGTAATTGGTATTGCTGTACCATTAAGTGCCTCTACAGCACTACGAGCAATTTGAACTTCTTGACTACCAACAACTTTAATTGCATAGTAGGTTGTGATTGCATCAAGTGGATCACCACTACCAACAGTAGGAAATACTACAGCTGTAAGATTTAATGTATCAGCAGTTGCAATCATATTATAAAAATCTGAAGATACATTAAACGCATTATTTGTGATTGTTACAACAAAAGCAGATGTTAGTCCTGCATACTTACCATCACTACTGTCTAATACATATGTAGTTGGATCACTAAGTCCATACTCAATAGAATTTGCAGCTAGAGTTCCTACTAGATTTAGACTTAAAGTACCAGTACCATCACTTGAAAAGTCTATATAGGTACCTGCAATTGCCTCAGCAGCAGTATTAGCAAGTCTAACTTTATGAGTATCTTCATCAAAAATAATTAGGTAGTATGTAGTTCCTGAAACCAATCCAGCAGGAACAGTTCCTGTTGAAGTAACTGTTACTTTTTCAGCAGTGACAACACAAGCAAAGAAAGCAGCAGAATCAAGAATTTCTTGTGCTGTAGCATGATTAATAACAATACAATCATTACCATTAGTGGCTGTTATACCAATAGTAGCTAATGGAGGTGCTTGAGCCAAAAATGCGCCACCATATAAAGGATCATTAGCTGCTCTTACAGTCCACAACTTATTAGATTTCAGCAAGAAAGATAATGCTGAATAGTAAGAAGTATCATACCCAACTTTAATAGTATCATCAGGTGTAAAGTATGACAATAATTGTGTTTCTGTTGTAATCAATGTCCTATCATTCACGGTTCCTTTTTTAGCTGGAATAACAATACCAGCATAAATGCCCGGAAAACTGGGCACCCTCGTGCTGAGGTCGACTTCTGAAATTACTACACTTGCTCTCATAATTTTGTCTCCTCCTTATTGGGATTGACAAATTCAAGTTTTGTCTTCCAAATTGTTAATTTAACCATTATCTACCTCCTATGTTAATTCCCGCTTAAATCCTTTAGTTATCTTGTTCTTAATATAGTCTCCATCTCTCTGTAATTACTCCCAGATAACTATACACCTTTTCGCTCTCAACTCTTACTAACTTATCTAACGAACTACGAAAATCTCTTTAGTGTCAATTGTACCAAGTTTAGAGCGAATAAACTCTCTTTTTGTCTTTTGTTTTGGTGCTAACATAAAGTCAACATTGTTATAGGTAACTTTAACTGGATGTGAGACACGGCTTACCAACATTACAATCTCGTCATTTGACATTCTGTCCTCCTTCATTTAGCTTCTCTTTAAAGTGTTTGATCTGGAAGTATTTCTGAGAAACTCGGTAACTCTAACTCACAAATTACATTTCTAATAAGTTTGTTATTAGAATCAAAAAGTATAAAAGAGTTTATATTAAAACTTCCTTCTAATACATAGAAAACTCCTCTATCATAATCTCTGCCTTCTCTACCACTTGGAGGTGTACTCAAAGGCCCTATTTCAGAAATAGATAAATCTACTTGTACTTTTTGATTGTCAGCTATAAAGTTCACTGAAAATGTAGAAGACTTCTGA